AAGCATTAGACGAGCTGGGACGATTGATTTGGCATAGCAAACGTGTCTGGGCCCAAGGCCCCACTTACGACATGAACATCCTGGAACATGCATATAAAAGCTACGGAAAACCTATTCCTTGGCAATTTTATGCTGTGCGTGACAGCAGGTCAATCTGTAGCTTATGGCCCGGTCGCCCCAACCCACCAACAACACACCATTCATTAGAAGATTGCCGCAAGCAGATTGCTATTGTACAAGCAACACTTAAACATTTGAACGTAACGGAACTATCATGATTATTGGAATTTGCGGCCTGATTGGTTCAGGCAAAGACACTGTGGCAGACTACCTGGTAAACGTACACGGTTTTAGACGTGAAAGCTTTGCTGGTACCTTAAAGGATGCTGTAGCTGCTGTGTTTGGATGGGATCGCACCTTGTTGGAAGGGCGTACCACAGCGTCTAGGGAATGGCGCGAACAACGGGACGAGTGGTGGAGTCAACGCTTGGGCCAAGAAATCACCCCACGTTGGGTCCTACAGTACTGGGGCACAGAAGTAATGCGCCGTGGATTCCACGACGATATTTGGATTGCCAGTATTGAAAATAAAATACGCAACAGTCGCGACAATGTGGTTCTAAGTGATTGCCGATTCCCCAACGAAATTGCCAGCATTCGCACAGCCGGCGGCCGTATTGTGCGCACTTGCCGAGGCCCAGATCCTGAATGGTTTCATGCTGCTGAAGTGGTAAATCGTGGACCTACACTGAACTTGTCATGGGCCAGTAACCGATCTGTGCTAGACACATTCAAGGTACATGCCAGCGAAACTGCCTGGGTAGGAACTGATTTTGACCATGTATTAGACAACAATGGAACCATGGATCAGCTGTATGCCCAGGTTGATGAGATTGTCAAAAATCAGGAGTAATATCGCCAGCACGCCAAGGCAGTTCCAAGCGAACAACTTCAGCAATACAGTTTAGACACACAGTTTTCAAGTTGCGTGTTTCACAGTTATTTAAATCCCCGTCCACGTGATACACTGTCAACTGAGAGTGATGCCTGGCCCGAAACCCACATCTATCACATGTGGGTTTTTTCTTATAGCCGGCTGTGAGCCATCTTGGTCGAGCCGGCTTGATTCTTTTGTCCTGCCTAATGCATACATTACACCGGCTGCGATAGTACAGCTTTTCGCGGTGATATCCATTTATGGCAGCGGGATTTTTATTGCAAACCTTGCATAGCGGTCTCATACGACTATTTATTGATTAGACCTTAATTAAGGCAGTCGTAACCACGGAGTTTTTACTGTATTGAATAAATATCAGTATCCAATTTAATAAGGAATCACCATGGCACTAATCTCTCCCGGCGTAGAAGTCACAGTTATCGACGAGTCGAGCTATCTTCCTGCAGCCACTAACTCTGTACCCTACATTCTGCTTGCTACTGCTCAGGACAAGATTTCCGGTACAGGCGCAACTGTTGCACCAGGTACTTTGGCAGCAAACGCTGGCAAAGTATATTTAATCACTAGCCAGCGCGACTTAGCTAGCCAATTTGGTAATCCATTCTTTTACAAGACCAGTAATGGTACTCCAATCAACGGATACGAGCTGAACGAATACGGCTTGTTGGCAGCACACTCAGTGTTGGGTGTCAGCAACCGTGCTTATATTCAACGTGCCAACATTGACCTTTCTGCGCTGACAGCCAGCCTAGTGCGCCCAACAGGTGCTCCTGACAACGGTACATACTGGTTAGATACCAGTGTTACACAATGGGGTATCAATCAGTGGAACTCAGTCACCAATACATTTGGTGTGATCACACCAATTGTGATCACCGACACTGCTGATCTAGATGGCGGCATTCCTGCTGCCAGTATAGGTTCTATTGGCAGCTATGCTGTAGTAGCCACCAACAGCAGCAATCCAGTGTATTTTAAAAACTTCACTAACGACTGGGTTCTAGTGGGCTCAGACGAGTGGAAGTTATCGTGGGCCACTGTACAGGGTACAGAAAGTGTGACTGGTAATGCACTGACAATCGGAAATAACCTGATCATCAACGGTACAACCATTACTTTAACTGGTCAAACACTGGCTGCACTGGTAACACAAATTAACAACGCTGCTATCACTGGTATTCACGCCAGTGCTGACAGCAGCAACCGTTTCCAACTAGAGTGCGACAGCACAGCTGAAGCTGATGGTTCGTCAGGCGACGGTGGCATCATCAACATTGACCCAACAAGTACAGCTGGCCTATTGACCACACTAGGTGTCACAGCTAAAACATACTATGGTCCAGCCTTGCAGCAGAGCCCCAGCTACACAGTTCCACGTTGGAGAAGCACTGACGACCAACCAAGACCCATTGGATCTGTTTGGAACAAGACAAATGCTGTGAACTTGGGAACCAACATCAGTATCAAGGAATACAGCACAAACTTGGCAACATTTGTTCCAAAACTGGCTCCAGTTTATCAGAACGATCAAAGTGCCAATGCTGGACTAGATCCCGCAGGTGGTGGCCGTAATATCACTGCTGGAACCTTGTACACACAGTACAACGTGAGCCCAGAAGACAACGGCGCCAGCGGATGGAACAACACATTTACTCTCAAGGTGTTTGAGCGTCTCACACAAGATGCAACCATTATCACCGGTGACGACACTACTCCTTCGTTTACAAACGGCGAGCAGTTTACAATCCAAACCAGCACAGCTGGTAGCACAGTATTGACCACAGCTGTCACAGTTACTATTGGTGGTACAGGTACTGCTGCTGACTTTGTTGCTGCCGTTTCGGCTGCCAACGTGGCCAACGTCAGTGCCAGCGTCAATGCTGCTGGTGCCATTGTGTTTACACAAAGCCGCGGTGGAGTTATTGTAGTAAAAGACACAACAGGTACTCCTATTGCTGATGCTGGTATCAATACTTCGGTAGAAGGTGTTCGGTTGGCTGGTGAAGATGCAGGATTGATCTTGTCAAACTGGGTAGCACTTGACTACACAGCCAGTGCTTTAGCACCAGACCAAGATCCTGCCAGCGGTACATACTGGTATTATTCAGCCACAAACCAAGCTGACATTATGATTAACAATGGTACTTCTTGGGTTGGCTATCAGACACTCAACAATGATGTGCGCGGTTACAACCTAACAGTTACAGACCCAGCAGGTCCTATTGTGTCAGTTACAGCACCTATACAACAAAGCGATGCCACACCATTAGTCTACGGCGATCTATGGTTGGATACCAGCAATTTGGAAATTTATCCTGTGCTGAATCGTTGGGAATCAGTTGACGGTGTAGATCAGTGGGTCCAAATCGACAACACAGATCAAACCACTGAAAATGGTATCTTGTTTGCTGATGCACGTTGGGCTCCAAACGGCACAACTGATCCTGTCACAGCCAATCTGCCCACTATTGTGAGCTTGCTGGTCAGCAGCTACGTAGACATCGATCGCCCTGACCCGTCTGTTTATCCAGCCGGAACACTGCTGTGGAATACACGTCGTTCAGGTTTCAACGTGAAAACATTCCAAGCTGATTATTTCAACGCAACTGATTTCCCAGTAGCTGCGTATGACAATACCACAGCTTATGTTACCAACAACAAGGTTCTTTACAACGGTGTGATTTATGTTGCTATTGCTTCGGGTACAGGTAACTTGCCAACCAATACTGCATTTTGGTCAGTGCTGGAAACAAATGCCTGGGTCAACGCCAGCGGCAACCGTGCAGATGGTTCGCCATACATGGGACGCCTGGCTGTACGTGAAATTGTTGTAGCAGCACTGAAGTCAGCAATTGACACACAAGACGCCCTGCGCGAAGAACAAAATCAATTCAACTTGTTGGCTTGCCCACAGTATCCAGAACTGATTACTAACATGGTTGCACTCAACAACGAGCGCAGCAACACAGGATTTATTGTTGGTGATACACCATTGCGCCTGGATGCTTCTGGTACAAGTTTAGCAGCGTATGCAACAAATACTGATGTGTTTGCTGAAGATGCTGTTACAGTAACAGACCAATATGTTGGTTTGTTCTACCCCAGTTGCCAGACAGTTGACTTAACAGGCAGTCCAGTTGTTCAACCACCAAGCCACATGATGTTGCGTACAATTGTACGCAGTGACGAAATTGCTTTCCCATGGTTGGCACCAGCTGGTACACGACGTGGCTTGATTGACAACGCTGATGCTATTGGCTATGTCAATGCACAAACAGGCGAGTTCATAACTATTGCCACAGGCCAAGGTGTACGTGATGTCTTGTATGAAAACAAGATCAACCCAATCACATTCATCCCGGGTTCGGGCATTGTCAACTATGGTAACAAGACAATTGCTCCTAGCCCAAGTGCATTGGATCGCATCAACGTAGCACGTTTGGTTGCATTTATTCGTGGACGTTTGAACGAGATTGGCAAGACATTTGTGTTTGAACCAAACGATCAAATCACACGTAACGAAATCACCAATGCCATCACAGGCTTGATGATAGATTTGGTTAACAAGCGTGGTATCTACGACTACTTGGTGGTCTGTGATCTAAGCAACAACACACCAGCACGTATTGATCGCAACGAACTGTATGTTGATATCGCAATTGAACCTGTCAAGGCAGTTGAATTCATCTACATTCCAGTTCGCATCAAGAACACAGGTGAAATTGCTGCTGGCAACACAGCTAGTTCTGCTGTGGTATAAACCAGCGGGTGTAAGACAAAAATGGGGCTCAAAATGGCCCCATTTTTTTGGTCGCGAAGATCATAAATAATTGCATATAGGAGATACACAATGGCCGTTTCATCACTAACTAGAATGACAGTGCCTTTGGCGAGCGATCAAAGCAACCCAAACCAAGGTCTGTTAATGCCCAAACTCAAATATCGCTTTAGAGTGACATTTGAAAACTTTGGTGTTTCAACACCGCGTACAGAATTAACCAAACAAGTCATGGACTTTACTCGTCCAACAGCCACGTTTGAAGAAATCACAATTGACTTGTACAACAGCAAGATGTACTTGGCTGGTAAAGCCGCCTGGGAAACAATCACCATCAACCTGCGTGATGATGCAGGCGGTCAGGTTCAGCGTCTAGTTGGCGAACAGCTACAGAAGCAAATGGACTTTATGGAACAGGCATCAGCCAGTTCAGGTATTGACTATAAGTTTGTGACCAAGTGCGAAATCCTTGACGGCGGCAACGGCGTTAGCGTTCCCACTGTGCTAGAAACATGGGAAATGTACGGCTGCTTCTTGACCAGCGCCAATTACGGTGAGTTGAACTACGGCACAAGCGAAGCTGTTACTATTGCCTTGACCATGCGTTTTGACAATGCTCTGCAGACTCCGTTGGGATCAGGCGTTGGTACACCAGTTGGCCGCACACGTGGCGACGTAGTAACTGGCCCAACATCAGGTATTGGACTGTAATACAGCACAATGGCATTTGGTCAAGGCGTAAACCTATATCGCAACAACAACGACGAAACCCTTAGAGACTATACACATGCCTCTAAGGCGTTTCGCACCAACGGATATGCCAATGCACCACGTCTGAAATTTTTATTTCACACGTACTTCACTATAAACACTGCCAATATACCACCACTACAGAGCATATACGGTGCCGGACAACTGAGTACCATTGGTGTACTAGTTAAATCAATACAGCTTCCGCAATTCAAGATCTCAACTGAAACCTTAAATCAATACAATCGCAAACGAGTTGTGCAGAAAAGGATCGACTACGAACCGGTGCAGATAGAATTTCACGATGACGGCGGCGATCTTATTCGCAGCATGTGGTACAATTACTTCTCCTATTACTACAAAGACCCCAGCCAAAAGTACGGAAACACTCCCAACACCAATGGCACACAAGGCCGAAGCCAAAATAATGCAGCTGGTTTCAGTTACAACAATCGCGACATTTACGAAAACAATCGTTCAGTCAACGACTGGGGTTACGTAGGCGAAAGCTACAGTGACGGAACCAACAGTGCCAGCGGCAAACCGCCATTCTTCCGCGACATACGCATTTACGGTTTTGATCAGCACAAGTTTGTTGAATATGTGTTGGTCAATCCTCTAATCTCTGCTTGGAATCACGACACTTACGAATACAGTTCCAATGACGGCATCATGAAAAACACCATGACTGTACAGTATGAAACTGTAAAATATTATTCAGGTGCCATCGGCGCTGGCCGTTCTGACATCAATGTACAGGGTTTTGCAGATCCGGCTTTATACGATGTACGCCCTAGTTTCTTGGGTGCAGCAGGATCCACCAGTACCATAACAGGACAAGGCAGCCAACTGCAAGTGGGACAAGGACAAATACAAGATTTACAAGCAGGCACTGTGGCCAGTCCTGTGGGTGGTGCACAACAATCTCTTATCAACTATTCGCAACAACGAGTTCTTGGCCAAGCAGTTCCGAGTAATAATGCAACTACCCCAACAACTGTAGAAGAATCAGTGTCGGGATTTGTTCGGTTGTCAACTGAACAACAATTAAACTATTTGCCTCAGCAACGAGATGGACTTCCTGGACAAGCAAGACCACAGCCTGGCATCAACAGCAGTGGTATTAACTTTCCAACACCGCCTAAACAGTTTAATCCCGTGACTGGTGAATTAGGTCCAACCCCAGGATCAGATCTACCTATATCAGCCTAACAAGGAATAAATCACATGGGCACAGTCAACGAAATCAATCCCAAGATAGATCCTACGGTCAGGATCTTTGATACATTTTTTGAACTAGATCTAGAAGTTGATTCCAACCAATACGATGTTGTAAACAGCTTTTTTCAAAGTGTAACACGCAATGAATATGCTGCAAAAAATCTCACACAGTCCTTGTTCAGAATTGCTGCAGAAATCAATGTCTCAGTGCTGACGCTGTTGAGTCAAGTGGAAGGCAAATCCACTGTAGAAGTCACGGCTTTCATGGCCTACTATCTCAACGGAATGAGAAGCCCTGCTACTCTGCTGGGTACCAGTGTTGCTGTTACACCCAACTACTATACTGCCCGTAATGTTGCATCATGACCAAGTTTGCTCAAGGTGTTTATAAGGTTTTAAATCCTGCAAAATATGTAGGTACAAGACCTCCCAGATATCGCAGCAGTTGGGAATGGCACTTTATGAAGTTTTGTGATGACAATGATCACATCCTACAATGGGCCAGCGAATCAGTATCCATCCCTTACCGTCATCCCATAACTGGCAAAATGACCATGTATGTACCAGACTTCTTGATTACGTATCAAGGCAGCAATGGCAAAACTGTAGGTGAATTGGTTGAAATCAAACCCCGCAAACAAAGTGTTATAGAAGACCGGCAAAGCCAGCGTGACCGTATGGTTGTGGCCATTAACTATGCCAAATGGTCAGCTGCTGAAAAATGGGCAAGTCGACAAGGCTTAAAATTTAGAGTTGTTACAGAAGATCAAATATTCAGAAATGGTAGTCGTTAACCGGTAAATACGGTATGACTAAAAAACTTGAAGAACTGTTTGGTTTTCCTGCCAGTGAAACCCCAGATGTAGCACAAGCTGACTCCGTCGCTGCCACAGAAGAAAATATTCCGGCACTATCTGAATCTTTAGCCCAGCTAGATAAGATCGAATTAGCACTCCCTGCTGTACGTGGATTAGAATCCTCAGATGGCGAAATGGACGAACTAGCTGCCAAAGCCACAAAAGAATTTGACAATCTCATGGATCTTGGTATGAATGTGGATAGTCGCTATGCCAGCGAAATATTTGGAGTAGCCAGCCAAATGCTAGGCCATGCTATCACTGCCAAGAATGCCAAGATCAATAAAAAATTAAAAATAATTGAACTACAACTCAAAAAAGCCAAGCTAGATATCGACACCGGCAGCGACGACAACCTGCCAACAGCTCAAGGACATGTGTTGGACCGCAATGAACTGTTGAGCCGCTTGCTCAACAAGTCTGCTCCGGACACACCAAAATCTTGATTCGGCTAAATATATCCATAGGACTATGACATGAAAACATTTTCACAATACCTGACAGAAAGCGAAAAAACCTTTGATTATCGCATCAAAATCTGCGGTGACGTCAATGCTGAACTCTTAAAGATGTTTAAGGAAAAACTCAAAAAGTTTGATCCTGTTAAGATTTCAGATCCAAAGACCACACCAGTACAGGCCCAGCCTGCAGATTTCCCTGGCATGACTAATCAACGAGTAACCATTATCGATGGCAGTTTTAGATACCCAGCTACGCCTCCACAGATTGAACAATTTGCTGAGTTGTGTGGTATTACTGCTGATCATGTTTGTGTCAACGACCTACAATGGTCCGAAGGCATGGATCGAGAATTGTTGGGCATTGAAGAAGAAAATGCCTCTCCAGTCCTGGGCAAAGATTACCCAACTGATTCAGCAGAACAGAAACGACTCAAGAAAGAATATGCTGACGGTAACCAGCAAGTGGTCCGCAACTCAGCTGAAAAAGCTACTTGGACTGTGGCTGGTGGTCGAACACCTCCTGCCGTAACCACAAATGATTTGCCACAGGGTGTTAAAAGCCCAATGACAGCAATGAAACGTCCTCCACGTCCAGCCACTGGCTTTAAACCTCAAGGAAAATAATAATGGATATGTATCGTATTTTAGAAAATTTTGACGCTGTCAACGGTAAGAAAACACTTAATGAGAGTGTACGGGTTGACGAAGGTAGCATGAAGCGTTGGCTTGAGGATCAAGCACTCCATATGGAAAAAGATGACTTTGTTGCAAATGCAGCCGAGTACGGCATGGAAGCAAAAGAAGCAGCCCAATGGTGGGATAATATCAATGGCGTTGGTGTGTTTGATGAAGAGCTTGACGAAGAACGTCGCAGCCCAGAAGAATTTGATGCTGACGCTTTAGCCAAACACAAGGCCCGCCTGACTCGCGAAAAACAAAAGATAGGCATGCAACGCAAGATTTCTGGACAAGACTCAGGTGAACCCCCTGTGGTTCGAGACATGAGCGAAGCTGACATGGAAGAAGGTAATCGATTTGCCTACAACGTGTTGAAAGCCAAGGCTGCTGGTAAAAAGCAAGCTGACCTAGACGGCGACGGCGATATGGAAAGAGTGCAAGAAGTATTTCCAGGCACACCTGAATACGAATTGCGTTTTGGCAAAGACGATGCCGCCAGTGCGTTTGACAAGAAAAAAATTAGTACAGGCACAGTATACTCACGCAAGCACTTTGATGAACCAGAGTCAGACGACGATGCACCTAAATCAGCTGGTCGGCCCAAAGGCACAGGCCGCAAGTTGGGAGCCAAAGGTCCCAGCGTAGCCAGCAAACTGTTAAAAGGCAAAGGCGGGTTGAAAGAGCAAGACATTGATATTCAAGATCGAGGTGAGTACGACCGCGAAGGTGACATGGCCCTGAATCAAGTGCACCAAATTGCAGACGCTGCCCGCGAACTGCATGCTATCCTGGCGTCAGACGATAATCTGCCAGAATGGGTACAGAGCAAGATTACTAAAGCATTGGACTACATTGACACAGCCAGAGATTATCTGGGTGCAGAAGGTGAAATGGATCGTGAAGAATTACCTGAAATTGCTCCTATTGTTGGCGCTCTTGCCGGTCGTGCATTGGCTGGAGCAGCTGGTGCAGGATCAACAGGACAAGCAATTGGGAGCCTAGCTGGAAGAGCAGTTGCAGGTGCAATGAACAGCAACGACGAAGTTGAGGAAGCTGGTTATTCCGCTAAAGCAGCTCGTGCTGGTAAAGACATTGGCAAGCCAGGCAAGAACTTTAGTAAGATTGCCAAAGGTGCTGCTGAACGTTACGGCAGTAAGGCTGCTGGTGAACG